CTAATGTTGGTTTTTTCATAATCCTATTTGTTTAATTGCTGTTTTTGTTAGTTTTAAATTGTATTTCATTAAATGCTCTATAGTTTTTGATGTGTTCCAAGAAGCCCAAAACCTATTACCGTTACCATCTTCTATAAGATAATGCTTATTATCACCATTTAAAAAAGTGCAAGTACACCCATCAAACAACACACGTTCTTTAGCTTGTTGGTATTCATCCCATTTTTTACATATGTAATCAGCTTCTTTTTGTCCTAAATCTGGTTGTGGCTCTAAATAAATTGGATTAAACGGTTCTTCCAACACATTACCTTCTTCATCACAAGTCACGAACATATCTAGTGTTAATGGTTGTTTTAGAAAGTTAGCGTAATTATTCATCAAGTCTAAAACTTGTAATTCATCCCTTGTTTCATCTGAATAGTATTCCAAAACAAAATCTGTCATTGATATTAACTTCATAATTCGTTGTCTTTTTTAAATTTTTTAATTACCTCTTTTAATTCTCCTTGTAAGTGGATAGGTACGGATGCAAATTCATTAATGCAGTCGTAGTGTATATCTGTTAGATTCGTTACATACTCATCTTCTTTATTGTACAATATATCTATCTCTTTACTTTCATGTTTTTGTAACTCTTTTAACGTAAGATTTAAGTGCCTTTTCAATAACCCTTTAGCGTAAAGCGTGCCTTTTAATTTTTCTAAATAAAAGCTTGTTACGTGGCAACTTAATATACAAGATGCTAAGTTCTGAAAAAACACGTTTTCATTTTTAACCCTTATATTCTTAACTATATCCATAGTACTCTAATTAATGTAAAAGTTAAACATAATGCTATTGTGAATGCTATAAAAAATAATCGCTTCCATTTCTTTATCTCTTCTGCTAAACTTGTTATTTCTATAACATTGTTTTCTATTCCGTATTTAATTCTTTGTTGTTTCATTTCGTTTTTAAATTAGTTGGTTTACCTTCTGATTTTTGATACTGAGCTTCCTGCACTTTTACATAGCCGAACTTCATCAAAAAATCGTCTATTGTCTTTTGCTTTGACATTCCTTTTCGCCAGCTTGCTACAAAATTTGATGCTGTTGATTGTGGTATTACTCCTATGTAGTATTTAGGCTCACTAATTATTTTTTCTATTGCTTCGTTTTGTGTCATTTATTGTTTTATTTTTTAATTTGTTTATAATCATTTAACTCTTCTTTCAAAATACCTATAAGATTATATACTAAAAGAAAAAGAGCTATTGAGGGTATCGCTATATATAACATATCTTACCATTTTGTTTCTCTAGGGCAATATTTAGAATATCTTCTTAGTATTATTGCTATTCCGAATACTAACACTATTACTGCTATTGATTTAATTTCCATTGTTGTTTGTTTTAAAGTTTTGTGGTCAAGACAGGATTCGAACCTGTATGAAGTGACCGTTCTACAAGAACTTGTACCAACTCGCGTTCCACTTCTTAACCCCCTTAGCGTCTACCAATTCCGCCACTTGACCTGTACAAATATATAAAAATATTATTACATAAATACACAAATTCGATTTTTTTTTTACATAGAGCTATAATAATTACTTTTATGGTATGGAATTTAAGCAGTTTTCTTACGATATTAAAGACTTTGACGAAAAGCAGGGTATAGTAAAAGCCTATGCTAATGCTTATGACTTCAAAGATAGTGATGGAGATATTTCGGCTAAAGGGTCTTTTAATAAGTCTGTTAGAGAGAATAGAAAGAGAATAAGAGTGCTTAAAGACCATATACCTACTATTACTCTTGGCATTCCTTTAGAGTTCGACACAAGCGATAATTACGGCTTATTGACCACAACTAAGTTTAATCTACAAAAAGAAGTTAGCCGTGATATGTTTACGGATATTCAGCTTCTTAAAGAAAATGGTTTAAACGCTGAGTTATCTATTGGATACGAGATTGTAAAGCGTGATGAGAAAAACCGTAGCATAATAACAGAGTATAAGCTATGGGAATACTCGTTTTTATCTTCTTGGGCAGCTAACGAGCTTAGTACGGTGCAAGATATTAAGAGTATTAAGTCACACTACGGAGTTATGGAGCTGTTAACAAAAGCTTATAACTTACCATATAGCGATAGTAGATTACAACAAATAGAGCAAATATTAAAGTCACTCGACAATAAAGAGCCGATAGAAACTATCACTCCTACAGTAGAGCCGACGCCAACCGAGATAAAAAACATTTTTAAAACATTAAATTTCACAAAATAATGGAAGTTAAGGAAATTAAAGAAATAGTTGACAACGGCTTTAAAGATTTAGAGGGTAAAGTTGACGCTAAATTTCAAACACAATTCGAAAATTCGAAAACTGATATTATAAAGCAAATAGAAGCAAAAGGCTACAAATCAGAAGCAGAAATAAATAAATTAATTGAGTCAAAAACTGCTGACTTAGAAGCCGCGGTAATTGATTTAAAAAAGGCTGGATTTAAAGCTGAAAAAAGCAATAAATCATTCAAAGAGCGTTTAGCAGAAGGAATGAAAGGTTCTAAAGAAGCTCTATCTAACATGAAGAACGGTTCTAAAGGAGCAGTAGACGCAATGTTATTCAAGGCTGATGAAGATTTAGACCCTGCTAATTTTTCAGGAGATTCTTATGAAATTGCAACAAGAGATAATTCAAGAGGTTTATATCAAGCTCCTTTTATGCCTTTATGGTTTAGGTCTTTGATGCCACAAGGTACAACTTCAAGCGGTACAATTCAGTATTTACGAGAAAATGGAGATAACGGAGCGGCAGCAGTTTGGGACGGTACTGGAGCAATTGCTGCCTTAACTGAAAAACCAGGGACAGCACCTTTGTTTGATGATGTTTCTGAAAACGTTTTTTGGATTGCTGGTATCACACGAGTTAAACGTGAGATGTTAGATGATATTTCTTGGTTACAAGGTTATCTATCACGTAGATTAACAGTAGGACGCACAGGTTTATGGGTTGCAGAAAACACTCAGATATATAATAAGTTACAAGCTAATTCTACTACTTACTCAGGAAGTAAAACAAATCCTATTGAGATTTTAATAGATGCTGCTTTTGCAGAGTTAAGAGATTATTACTACAATCCTAGTGTTATATTATTAAATAACCATGATGTTATAGATATTATGTTGAATGTAGCAAGTGGTTCAGGAGAATATAACTTACCTAATGGAGTTGTAGCAATCGTAAATAACACTCTTACTATTGGAGGTATTCCAGTAACTTCTGCGCCTAACGTGCCACAAGGAGAATACTTAATAATGGATAGGTCAGCGACTGAATTTGTAAATAGAATGAGTCCAGAAGTAAGATTCTTTGAGCAAGATAGAGATAATGTTACTAAGAACTTAATAACAGTAAGAGCTGAAGAAAGAATACTACCTTTAGTTTACGATACTAAGGCTATTATAACGGGTTCTTTCACACCATCAACATAAAAAAGAAACTTTTTTTCATAGTTAGTTGTTTATTAATTAGTTGTTTCACGCCCTCTCTTCTTAGAGGGGGTTACTTTTAAAAAATCATGGATTACTACAAAAATATTGACCACTTAGAAAATTCTAACACTCCCTTAACAGCAAGAGGAGTGCAATATAATGTAGTTACTGATTTATCAGTTGAACCTGTGGATGTAGATTTTTTTAAGGAACACGCAAGAATAGACTTTGATACAGATGATAATTTAGTAGCTATTTATTTAAAGTCAGCTAGACAGGTGTTGGAACAATGGGCACAGTTAAGCTTTGGAGTAAAAACAATTAGTCTAACAGCGTTAAGCTTGCCTAAGAACTATAGGTTAATGTATGGTAGAGTTGACACGATAACAACTGCTAACTTTACGAATGTAGGCGATATTTTGAAAGAAGGAGGTAAGGATATAGATATTGAATTTACCACAAAAGACTGGATTTCTGACGACATTAAGATAGCTATTTGCCGTTATGCAGCAGGTTTATACATCAATAGAGAAGATGTTAAGGAAACTAAATATTCAAGTTCTGGTAAAATAAATGAGGCTAAACTAATGGTTCAACCATATAAAAATATAACGCTATTATGATGAAAGCAGGTGAGCTTAGGGAGAAGTTAGCTTTTTATAGAAGCGCTAAAACATCTAATGGTAGTGGTGGTTTTGATTGGAACGATGCTTTGTTGTTAAGAACTTACGCTAAAGTAGTAGAAGAACGAAGCGCACCAGTTGTAGTAGCTAACCAAGAGAATGCACAGAACCAAGTTCATTTTGAAATTCGTTATAGACCAGATGTGCCAATAAAAATGGATGATAAGATGGTTTGGCGAGGTAATGAGTTTATCGTTAATAATATTAAAGTTGATCCGTTAAGAACTAAGATAGATATATATGTTAGCTCTTATATAGAAACAAGTCAAAGAGAAGGTTTTACACCACCAATAACAGGAGGATTCCCTTACATATTCCCAATAATATTAAACTAATATGAGTTACTTAAATATACCATATAAAAATACAGGAGACACGTTTTCAAGCGCAGAGTTAAATTCTATTGTAGAAGCTATACAGAATTTACAAAAAGCTTTTGGTTGGGGGACTTATTTTGATACTCAGTATACAATTAGTTCTCCTCAAGTGTTAGTGGGTAATGATGATTGGCAAATATTAAAAAATAATGCAGGAGGTAAAATAGAAGATTATTTACCTTATGGAGTTACTAGCTTATACGATAGTATAACAAATAAAATACAGGCTAATGTAGAAGGAAGTACTGGTAATGGATATATTAGCTTTTTTGCTAAAACAGATACTTCACAAGGAGCATATAGCAGTGTAGGATTAGATATTAATGGAGATGTAGGTGTCATTTTTAAAGATGTATTATCTTTCCCTAGAGGGGCTGATATTTGGCATCCTTTTACTATACCTATTAATGCGTACACATTAGATACTTTTGTTCAAAATGGGGGTATCCCAAAAATAAGCACCCCTACAGGTCAAACTATTAGTGTGTATGGTACTACTTTTTTCATTAATCTATCAAGTAGACCTTTGTAATGAGAATAAACATCACAACACAAGGAAATAGAACAGCGATACAGGCGTTAGGGCGAGCTACTGAAAACTTTATTGAGTTTTTAGAGGATGAAATAATGACAACTACTGACGATATACAAGACAAGGCAGTTAGTAGAGTTGCGGTTAATACAGGGCTGCTAAAAAGCAGCATATACAAAAATCAACAAGGTTTAAACGCTGAGGTAGGAGCAACAAAAAAATACGCTCCGTATGTTGAATTTGGAACAGGGGGGTTAGTCAATGTACCGCAAGGATTAGAAGATTACGCTATACAGTTTAGAGGCAGGAATATGGCAACTGTAAGTTTACCAGCAAGACCTTTTTTATTTAATAGCGCATTCGAAGAGGTGCAAGCAATGATAAGAAGAGTTAATAAAGCTACAGGTCAATAATGGATTTAAGTCAAGCAATAAGAACAGGTTACTATAGTGTGCTAGATGGCAATGTTTTTCATAACGGACACCCAGTGCCTATTTTTGACGATTTTGCAACAGCAGAAGGAGTTAACTATCCTTATATAATTCTAAGTAGTCAAAACAACGTACAAAGGTTTATTAAGCGTTGTAAGAATTATGATAGTACAATAGTTATTGATATTGTAACAGGAAGCAGTAGACCTATAGGAAGAGCAGACAGCGAGGATATTGCGGAGCAAATAGAGAATATAATTAATCCTAATGGATTAGACAACGTAGATATAATTTCTAACGGTTATAGAATAGGTAACACGTTTAGAATAGCAGACAATAATATAGTTTCAAAAAATGACGTTTATTACGTTTACAGAAAGCTATTAACCTATTCACATTTAGTAAGTAAAATTTAAAATCAATAATAAAATGGCAGGAAAAAACAATGCGATAAAAAGCGAAGGGGTTGGGTTGTATTTCAACAACGGAACACCAGAAACACCAGACTGGTTATTAGCTGTGTGTTCAACGTCTGACGGATTCGACTCGTCGGTGGATTCAGTTACCACATCAACTAAATGTGATGGTGGTTGGGTTACTTCATTACCAGGAGATGGTAGTTGGAGTTTTTCACATTCAGCACTTGCGAACTACGAGCCTGGAACTGGAAAGATGTCTTATAAGCAATTACAAGATATTTATTTAGCTAAAACAGTAGGACAATGGAAGTTGGAGAGTGTGGACACTGAGGACGATTACTACTGGGAAGGAGAAGGTTGGATTTCGGCACTTACGGAAACAGCACCTTCTGGGGAGTATTTAACAGTAGATATTACCGTAACTGGTTCAGGAGAGCCAAGTAACACACCAAGCACATAATAAAATATAATAATGGATAAACATTTTAAACTAAGAATTAAAGAAGGAGTAGAGGTAGATTTAACGCTAAACCAAGCGTTTAGCTTTAGGTTTGCTCAATTTTTGGAAGTAGAGGATGCAACAGCTCATAACATTACTGCTGCTTTGGTAGAGAAATTACAGAGCGATTCGTTAAATACAATTAAATATTTAATTTCAGCAGGAATATACGGACACGAGTTTGTCAGTAATGATAATTACGTATCAAGATACAAGCCCTCTGACATTGGACGTATGCTTTTAGAAATGGAAGCTTCAGAGAGTGAAAGACTTGTAAACACAGTTTTTAAAGAGTTGGGTTACGATTTGAAGGCTAAGGCAGAAACTACAGAAGAAGTTGAGGAAGATGATACAGAAAAAAAAAGTTAACTTATGATGATATATTATCTATAGCTTTTGGGGAAATGGAGCTCCTGCCTGATGATTTCTATAGAATGAGTTGGCGGGAGTTCTTTTTACTATACAGGGGAAGAAATAAGAAGAATGAAAATAATTTGATAACACAAGCTTCATTCACAAGGGAAATAGCATATCAAATTTACTGTACTATTCCACTTGGAAAAAACAAAAAACATATTTCTAAGTCTAAATACTGGGCGTTACCAGAGGATAAGGAAAGAGAAAAAGAACAATTAGATTTAATGCGTCAAACTATGGATAAACTCACAAATAAAGCAAGATAATGGATCAGGGCATAAAATTTATAATAACAGGAGACACTTCTGGGTTAAAAAAGTCGGCTAATCAAGCTGAAAACGCACTTGGAAAACTTAATAGTAAAATATCTCAACTAGAGAAAGACATTGCTGATAACATACGTATTACGCAGGGTTATGAAAAGGCTGTTGAGGATTTGTCTAGGGAATTTAAGAGTGGAATAATTAGCCAAGATAAATACGCAAAGAGCTTACAAAGGTTACAACGAGACGAGAAGGAAACTACTTCTGAAACTGACAGGCTTAGAAAAGAGTTATCTAAATTAAAAAGAGATCAAAAATATTTAGCGGCAACAGGAAAAAACACGTTTAAAGGTGTAAAAACAGGTGCTGCAAATGCAACTCCTACACTTATTGAATTTAGCAGGGTAATTCAAGATGCTCCTTATGGTATTCAAGGTGTCGCAAATAATATACAGCAATTAACTACAAATTTTGGACACTTAAGCAGGTCAGCAGGAGGTGGGAAAGCAGCGTTAAAGGCTTTAGTAGGCAGTTTTGCTGGTCCTGCAGGATTAGTTTTTGCGGTTAGTACAGTTACTTCATTACTTGTTACGTATGGAGATGAATTATTCGCTTCAACAAATAAAGCTAAACAACTTGAAGAGCAGTTAGATAGCTTAAACGAGTCTTTTGGTGCTCAATTAAATCTGAACAAAGAAATAACAAGGAATTTAGAATTACAGGGAAAGTCGGTAAAAGGTAATCTAGAGTCTAGGAAAGAAATACTTCGAAATCAATTAAAATCGCTAGATACAATATTAAAAGAGCAAGTAGCGCAATTAAAACTTCAACAAATACAAAACCAAACCACTAGCGACTGGGAAGCTTTTGTTTTAGTGTTAGAAGATGCTTTTAATTCAGTTAGAGCTTTCGCTTCTGTAGCTCTTCAGTTATCAGGATTGTTTTTAAAAGACGCCTTAAAAACTACTGAAGGATTAAAAAATTCTTGGATAACAGGTGTAATACCCGGAATTAAAGAAGCTGTTATAGCCGCAGAAACTTTAAATAAAAAATTAGAAGAAAAGAAAAAACAAAACAAAACAAGTAAAGAAGACTTAGAAAAAGAAAAAAAGTTAGAGCTACAGATAAATGAGTTATTAGCACAGCAATTAGGTATAAGGAATGAAATACTTGAAACGAACAAAAAACAAGCGAAAACTGGTAGTAAGAGTTTAGCCACAGGATTAGGTTTAAACTTTACTCCGAAGATTGTTAGCGACCCAAAAGAGATAGCTAAATCAACTAGGAGTTATGTAGATAGCGTTACTGGCGAAATAAAGAAAATTACATCCGACATTTCTACGGAAGATTTAGCAATAATAAATCCATTTAGTGATTTAAAGCTTGAGATGCCTACTGTAGAAAATGAAGATTTTACTAACAGCTTAGAAGAAGCTTTTAACAGAACAAAAATTTTCACTGATGCTGTAGGGTCAGCTTTTAGCTCTTTAGGCGGTGTTATATCTAACGCTTTAGCTACTGGTAATGCTATTGTAGATGCGTTTGTTAGTAGTATAACTAATAGCTTGACTAGTTTGCTTGCTGAGTTTGTCGCTAATCAGTTAGCTATGTCAGTATTAGGAAAAACACAAATAGCAGGAGAGCAGGCAAAAGCAAACGCTAGCGGTATTGTTGTAGCTACACAAGGTGCAACAGCTTTTGGACCATTAGCACCGTTAGCTTTGCCGGGGTTATTAGCTAGTACAGCCGCTACCATTAACGCAGCATTCGCACCATTATACACATTCTCACAAGGTGGAATTGTTCCCGGAGGTTCGTTTGTTGGAGATAAAGTTCCTATCTTAGCAAATGGAGGAGAAATGATATTAACAGCTCAAGATCAAAGTTTACTAACTCACGTATTAAGAGGAGGTTATGCAGGAACAACGAGCATAGGAAGCGGTCAAACAATCGAAGTTGTTGGCAAGATAAGAAACGAAACAATATATTTAGCTAACAAGAGAGCAACTAAAGAAAATAGAAGAATAAACTAATGGCATACGCAGAAAAATATTTTCATCAATTTTGCAAGCCTTCTGGTAAGGTTTGCAGGATTTCAATACAAAAAAGAGATTATGTTGGGAGCTCAATAGAGTTAGAAGGGCAACCAGACCCTATACTTATCAGTTATGATAATAGCGATGAGTTTAAATTTAAACCGATAATCCCTTCAACTGCTGAGATATTTTTAACGTTTGGAACTGGTAACGGTGTTGATTTTTCAGAGTTTTGGGAAGCTGACGAAAAAACATTTAAAATTGTTTACACAGTTGCAGGTGAGATTGAATGGGTAGGCTTTGTATTAATTGAAGGGTTTGCATACGAACTTTCAGGTGGTGTGTATTATGCACAGATAACCGCTACTGATGGTTTGGGAACTCTTGAATCTATTTTATTTAAAGACCAAAACACAGGGCAAAAATATGGTTTAACCGACTTAACATATAACGATGGATTTAAGTTTCCGTTAATTCTTGTAGCTACTGAGATACTACGTAAGTTGGATTTAGACTTAGATTTGTGGACGTTGGTTGATGTTTACGAACAAAACCAAACAGATAGAACAAGCGATAGCAGAAATAGTGATCCGTTAGCAATAACACAGGTTAACGTAAAGACGTATATTAATGGCTCAGAAAGGAACGATATTCCATACTACCAAGAAGTAGATGAGGCTTGGGATTGCAATAAAGTAATGGAGAACTTGCTTTATGTAATGTGTGGTTCTCAATTGTTCCAAGAGAGCGGAAAATGGAAAATAAAACGTTTTGGCGTTGATGCTAAATACGGATTGCCTTATCCAATAAAAATAGAAGAGTTTAAATACTTCTATAAAGCTGATTTTAACGACGACCCTACGACTTATGCAAATATAAAAGACGCAATATACGACACGAGCTTAGACTTGTATATGTATGTAGATGCTGACAATATTAATATAGGCGACTATTGTTCTAACGATGCAGATTTTTCATCCCCTGCAAAAGAAGGGTATTACAAGTTTTTCTACCTTGGTAAAATTATAGAAGTATCATCTAACGGCTCAGTAATAGGGATAACAAATTACGACAAGCCAGTATATAAGTGGCATAAGTATAACACGCTTGCAGGTTACATAGGAAGTGAAGAATTGAACAATACTATTTTTATACCATGCAAAGACAAAAACAAGTTCTTACTTGGAAACGACCATGTATTACGAATGGATGATCTTTATAAGCAATTTAGAGTTAATTATGAGTATACATATCTAAAAGATGGAGATAGTCCTGATAATTTTATAAAAAACGGCAATTTTGAGCAAGATTTTCAACAGTACGGAAAGCTAGAAGCTCCACCTGAGTGGTATAGAATAAAATGGGGATCATCTTACAAATACCCAAGATTAAGAGTTGAAGATATACCTCTTAATGAGCGTATATATGCTAATGGAGAGACAAAGATGTTAACAATGGGTAGGCAATACAATAATTTAAACATATATGGAAAAGAAAAAGCAGGTAGGCCAACATCTGCTTTAGGGCAAAACAATATAATTGTAACTAAAGGAGATGAAACTTTGCTTCGTGTTTTTGTGCGTTATAATTATAGACCTATAACTAGTAGATATTATCCGATGTTTAGGATTTTTCTAGCGGGAAGTGAAAATTGTTACTTTTTACTTAATGATTTCAAATCAGATGAAAATTATAAAACAAAATGGTCAAACGAACACAAAACTTCTTTAATAAAAAAATATCCAGACGGAAGTATAAATTTAGCTCATGGAAATACTTCAAGTTATAATAAAAAACCAAATATTTTTCAGAAAAATCCAGATTTTTTATACTTAAACGCAAAAGATGCTGAAAATTATGATGAAAACTTAGAGCATGATGAGCGTTGGTATGAGTTTAATTACCGAATACCTCCTATTCCTGAATCTGGACAGATAGCTATATATATTCATGGATTAGCTTCTTCTAGAAAAACTTATAATAATCCATCTACTAAATTTTATGGAGTTTCTGAAAGCGGAAAAACTAGAGTTCTTTATATGCCAAATATAAAATGGGAAGAAGAGGATATAGATATGCACTTAGCTTCTATTAATATAGGAAAAACATATACAAAAGATGAAGTAATTCCTAGTGAAGACTACATTTATGCAAACGAAAACGTAAACTTTACAGACCAAAGAGAGCCTATTGAAATTTTTAATGGAGATACTGAAGATGTAGTTGTACAAAGCAGTTTAATTGTACCTGCTAATAACACAGGAGGTAAGAATAAATGGGATACATCAAATAATGACTTTGGCAAAAGTGATTTAGGTCTAATTCTTTGTAAATCAGTGATGAAGCAATACGGGAATCCTTCAAGATTATTAGAAGGTGGAGTGGCTGCTGAAGATGCTACGTATGGTACACGATTTTTGTTTGAAGCTATACCTAACACTTACTTTATGTTATTAAGAGGAGATTTTAATCCTATTAAGGGATACATAGAAGATGCTACATTTGCTGAGATAGGAAGTGCAGCAATAAAGAGAGGTGGTATAATTAACGGGGAAAGCTTAGACCCTGTTTGGGATTTTACAGGAGAAATAAGATGTATTAAAGAGAACGATCTAAACACAGGTTATTATGAAGAAGAGCAGTTAGATATAAATAGAAATAGCGAAACTTTCGGAGTTACTAGATGGATATTAGGAGAAGAAGATACAGAACTCTGTCCTATTGGTCAGCCTAGTAAATATTATTGGGGTTGCGATAATGCAGGTTACCAATTAGCTAACTTTACAGACTATACAGTTTTAAATGAAGAAAACAATACAGTATCAGTAGGTTATACACAAGAAGGTGGAAAGTATATTTACTTTTTACACTTGGCTAGTTTAGGTACAGTTAACAGGATTTCTAATGAATTTCAATATAACATTATATCCAGTTTTCAATATCTTGCAGATATAACAATTAATGGTTACCTTTATCGTGTATTGCGTCAAGACTTTGTAACCGATGAAATGGATAATTTCTCACAAACTTTTGATTTTAATTAGAAAATATGAGTCAACAAATAAATGATAATTTTGATTTACTAGCTGGACTTCCAGTTGAGGTAGATGATAGGCACGAAACAATTAGCGGTAGAGATAGCATACCTATGACTAAGCGTTATACAGGTCGTATGTGTTATGTTGAGCAAACAAGTACTTTGTATATCCTTATTGGAGGTATAGATAACACTAACTGGGTGGCTATTAACGGCGCAGGAGGTACAGCAGGAGTTGAAACTTATTTAGTAGAAGGTTATCCTTTTATTTGGCGTAAAGGTTTTGGAAATGATAATAATTCAATGGAGGTAGGCGATGTTATAATGTCAGGACAATGTAATTATGACGATGGAAGCGGAAGTAAAGAAACGTTTGTTAAATACGCTGTTTACGTTAGCGGAGACCCTAGTTTTATAACAAGTTATGATGTAATAGAATATATACAGTAAAATGAATCCAACAAGTTTTAAATACGGTATTAGATTACCACAAGCAACAGAAGATAACAGTAAGTTGAAGCTAGTAGCTATTGATGATGATGGTAATATACAGGCTTATATTACAGAAATACCTGCTAGTATGCTACCGCCTATTGCTATAACAAGTGTTATTATAGCTACAGAAACAACAATCTCAGACTTTGCTTCAAATAGTGGTAGTTATACTTTTGAGCAAGGAGATGTAATAGTGTTAGATAATGGTAACGGAAACTATTATATGTACAACGGAGGCACTAAAACAGATGTTAGTGCATATAACGAGATAACAGCTTCTGAAATTGATTGGAATCAAATTGTAAATGTACCAACAGATGTAACTAACCCAACATTAGAAGATGTTTTAAATAATGGAATTTTTGGGGGAATTAATAATAATATAATACTTCAAGGTGATGGATATTTAAGAACAGATAATAATATTAAGATAAAGCCTAAATTAGCTATTACAGAATCGGATGGTTATAGTAGTATAGGTGTTTTATCAGAGGATTTATTCTACTTGTTGCAGACTAAAAACACAGGAGAAAACTCATATTATTTAGGTTTAGATATTTCTAATTTAACTGCTAACAGAGTTGTTGAAATTCAAGATTTCGGTGGGAAACTACCTGTTTTAGGGGTAAATACTAATGATGGAGATTTTGAAATAAATGGTATATTTACAGGAAATGGTAGTGGTTTAACTGATGTGAATGCAACTCAATTAGGGGGGCAACCTGCTAGTTATTATAATTTTAGAAATTATGGTTTAGGAGGATCGGCTATCTCAACAAATAACTTTGACACAATAGACGCTACTGGTTTTTATTACAACCCGGCACCTGGTGCAGTTGGGCAACCAGCTAATTTAGGTCTGCTATGTATATCTCATTTTCAAATAGATAATAACACAGCTACACAAGATGCTAGAAGAGCAGGAGGAGACCAGCAATGGTATCGCAGAAAAATTGGAGGTGTTTGGTACCCTTGGGTAGAGCTTATTACCGAAGACAATATTTCAAATTACTCATCTTTACCAGCAGGTTTTTACGAAGAAGGTACTTTTACGCCTACTTTAGTTGATGCAGGAGGGGGAGCTACTTACTCTTTTACTGTAGATGAGGCTAATTATGTTAGGCAAGGTAATTCTGTTACTTTTAATATAAGATTATTATCAATAAATACAACTGGAACGCCCAGTGGTATCTTACAGCTTGGTAATCTTCCTTTTAATACATCTACTAATGTAAATCCAATATCTGTAAGTGCTTTCACTGGTAGTGATTTGTCTAGTTCTAACTTAGATAGATTAGCTGCAAGAGTAACTACATCTAATTATATTCTTTTTAAATCTGTATCTTCAGCAGCTGTTTCTGTAGCTATTACATTTTCATCAGGTGTTATTGAAGTTGGTGGCACATACATAACAAATGTTTACACACCATAAGATGAAAAAATTAATAGAAATAATAAATAAGCTAACACCTAAAGAAGATAAATTAAAGCACTTCTTCTGGGGTTTTGTTTACGCATTAGTTAGCTATGTAATAGGTGTGTATTTGCTAGATAGTAAATTGTTTACCATGTTTTTACCAGTAGCCTTCGGAGCTGCAAAAGAGATATATGATGATATTAAATACGGAGGTTTTGACGTTGAAGATTTATTTTATACATTAATACCTTCTTTTATAATAACTTTAATCATATTACAATGAACGTAAAGAAAAAAACAATTTTAGTTGTTCGGGTTTTGTGTTTTATAATTATGATTTTGTACACCGTTTTTAGAATTGCAATCCCAGTTATTAAGAACAATCCTATATACATGGATAAAAACGACGGTTATATATTAATTGGTTCAGTTATTACTTGGTTAGTTGCTGAAGCGATATATGCAGCTCTTAACGGAGCAGTTAAGGTATTTTTTAGTAACTTAGCTAATAAATTTAAAATTAAATAAAAATGAAAGCAGATTATTATTGTATGCCTGATGGCGTAGAAGAGATTACAGAACAAGACACAGGGGGAGACGGAACAGATGAGGATGGAGAAGTATAAAAATACTATATTATTTTCATTAATAATTCTAAGCCAAATACATGTATTATTTAGAGGTGTTGGGAGTTTTACATGGGTTCTAAATGACGTAGAAAAGACTTTTAGCCTTTCTACGTTTTTATTTGTAAAACACTTAACTACATTTGTATTGTACTACATGATAATAAATCCTAAAGGAATAAATAAAAACTTACTTTATTTTTGCTTTATTATTTCTGGTTTAGATATTATACATTTTATTGTATTGTCTGGTTTTGGATATGGTTTGGTTAAACTTATACTTTCTTTTGCAATATTAACCATATATTACTTTTTTAAAAAATGATCAAACTATTCGGTATCAGCATTAAAACATTAATTAACTACTTTTTCAATGGAGTAACGTGTTATTATTTTATAAACGTGTTAAAAGTAATACTACCTTTTACAGATTCTCAAATTGACAATATAAAAATAGCAGGGAGCTTATTAGTAGCTATATTTGCTTCTATATATTGGATAATAAGAGGTATTAACTCATTAATTGAATTACCTTATAAAAAAAGAGAAAGACGTATAAGAGAAAGGATATCGGAATTAGAAGAGATAAAAAAAAGAATGGAAATAATGAATGATATGACAAAAGATGATATAGATAAAATATTAAAAAATGATAAATAGATGAAAGTAGCTTTTGTAATAGGGCACCATAAATTAAGTAAAGGCGCTTTTTCAAAATGGTTTCAAAGAAAAGAATATGATTTTTGGAAAGGTTTTGAATGTGAATTAAAAGAGGTAGGAGATGTTTTTTACCACGATCAGTTTATTTTTGGTTATAATTCCAGACAAAGAGCAATGGCTAAAAAAACAAAAGACTACGATGTTGTTTTTGAGGTTCATTTTAACTCTTTTAAAGGAGAAACACAAGGTTGTGAAGCATTGTACTACCATACAAACGAAAAGACAAAAGATATATGCGATAAGTTTTGCTTTGTATATTCAAGCTTATCAGATGGAAACAGCAGAGGAAGTAAGCCTTTAAGTAACGACAAACAAAGAGGTTTTGGATTTGTTTATTATCAAAGAACTAATGCTGTAATATTAGAGCCTTTTTTCGGAGATAATTATACAGATTGCTCAAAGTTTGAAATAAATAAATTTATAGACGCTGTAAAAATATCAATAAAATGAAACACTTCAAACATATAATTTACGGAATAGTAATTTTAATAATTGTTTTTCAATTTAAGACTTGCTTCATTCGCTCAAAAACAGAAGTTTTAAGGATAGATACTGTTGAGGTGGTTAAGATTATACCAAGTAAAGAAAATACGTTTGTAAAAGATAGTTTAATACCCATATATATAGACACATCAAAACATTATGAGAAATTATTTAAACAACTCGAAAAAAAATACAATAAAAAAGCCGATAGCGTTACGATTTTACGAGAATTACTACAAGCTACACGTACAAGAAAATATAAAGAAACGTTTACGGATAGCGTTTTGGATGCTGAAGTAGTTGCACATACTACTGGAACTTTAGATAGTTTAAAATTTTCGTATAAAACAAAGCCACAAGAGGTTCGTTACAACGAGATAACGAAATATGTATCGCCTAAATTTAGAGTATTAGCAGGGGCTAATGCTAGTTTTGGAGGAGATATGAATAGTACTATTTTAGGCATAAATGCAGGAATTCAAGACAAGAAAGGTAATATATACACTATAGGCGTAGATACGCAGAAAAGCGTTAACTTCTCCGCGTATATTAATTTGTTTAGTGGGTATTAGTTTCACTAAGCTCTCTATTTATTAATTGTTTAATTGTGTTGTAAGTAACTACACTTACACTTCCTACATTATATAAGTAAGATATTTGACTATAAGCTATTATTAACTTGTCTTTATCACAAGTATTCTGTGTATCGTTGTTTTTTAGATCGTTCTTCATCTGCTTTTAGTTTGTCTATATAATTTCTAGCTTCATTAATTGATGTGAATATCTTAGGTATTGATATTGGCATTAATAAAGTTTCTTCTCTTACAGGAAACCACCAAAACAACCAAAATCTTTTTTCAATTATATATGTTGAGTTGTAATAACTCTTAATTCTGTATTTTTTCATTTTTTAAATAAAATTACATCCAACTTCTATTTCTTCATAAATATAATCCAAATGAAACTGTTTTAATAATGGTTCTAATTTCATTTTTGAGTTACCACCAGTAACATAATTATCATAATTGTTTTTTCTGTGCCATTCAAACAATTTACTTTTATTAGCATTTAATACTGCTTGTGCTTTTTTAGATAAAAAACTTCCTTTTTCATAAAAATTCATGTCTAAAACAATGTCTTTTAAAACCTGTACTGTTCTGCTTGTAGGTTTTGAGCTATACCCCCATTCCTCTCTATTTATTTGAGTTCCATTGCTTATTCCGCTTTCAATCTCAATAAAGAAGTTTTCTTTATAACCAAAATCTACTTCATAATAATAAGTGTACTGCAAAGCATTGTGTTTTTCTATATCAAAACTTATTTTACACTTATAATGTTCTTCAAGTTTTTTTAATTCAATTTCATAAGTTGGCTCAATTCCACACAATTCATCTACGAAATTATTTGTATCTATTTTTTTCATTTTATTTGTTTTTAATTAATTAAACCCTCTCCGAATAATCAGCTGTGTAACATTCTTTAGAGCAGTAGTTTTTATCGTCTTTTATTTCAACGCCACAGAACCAACAACAGTTGCCTTCTTCGTGGTTATATTCGTCTTGTATGTCCATTTTTTTTGTTTATTAGGAGTTGGTTGCAATTAAGCACGTATTTTTTCAATAATGCTTTGTCTAATTAATTCACGTCCTTTAAGGATGAACTGTTTTAAGTTATAATCTTTATGGTGGTAGCTAAAGTCTTTTATGCTATCTTTTTTAAACCAACCCGTTTCAACTAAATTGTCTAAGTCATCTAAATATTGTTTTAATTCTTCTTTTGTGTAATCTTCTTTTAATGCTTCTATCATAATTTTAATGCACCCTAACAAAGTATAAAAACAAAAGCCTGTTAAGGTGCTTAATTTTAAAGCTTCTGTTTGTTTAATATGTTTATTTTATTAATTCAACTTGTGTAAGTTTTGCACGGGGTCAAATTTTATAAAAGTCTGTTAAACCCCCTTAGATTTTAAATAATTATCTATCTTAATGAGATTGCACATACCCGGCTTTACCTTTCCTTGCTCATATCTACTAAGCAATGATATGTTAATTCCTGTATCTTCAGCCATCTTAGCTAAAGAAATAGCTCTACATCTATTAATTACGCCGTAGCTTGCTCTTCTGTACTTGAAATCTTCTACTTTTATTTCCATGTTTATACTTTTAATGTTATCTGAAGCAAAGATATAAAAAACTTTTTTAATATTTTCTTTTTTTTATAAATATTTTCTTTATATATTTGTCAACGTAACAATTAAACAGTAATAACATGAAGAAAAAAACCTTACCAACAGGAGTAGTTATACATTATGATAGTAACGGGAATATGAAGTACGTAGAAAGTCCTTACTACGGAAAAAAGAAAAACAACCCAGTTAGAGGCAGCATATTAAAACACTTGTCTTACCAATTAAAACAATTAATAAAATGAGTCCATACGAACAACTACAAATTTTAAAGAAAAACATAGCTAAAGTTCATGCTCCTGATTTATTATTTGTAATGAATCAGAAATCTAGAGAATTACAACAACAAATTAATAGAATAAACAATTTAACAGTAAATTATGAGCAAGTTACAACTTAAAAAAGCAGAAAGAAAACAGGTAAAACTTAGACTTAATCTATCCGCTCCAAGTGGCGCAGGTAAAACAATGTCAGCGCTTAGAATGGCAAAAGGATTAGTCGGTGATTGGACAAAAATAGCTGTATTAGATACAGAAAACGGCAGTGCGAGTCTTTACAGTCATTTAGGAGAATTTAATACAATAGAATTAACTCCTCCGTTTACTCCTGAGAGCTATATTGAAGCGTTAAACATATGTGCAAAAGCAGATATGCAATGCGTTATAATAGACAGTAGTTCTCACGAATGGGCATGCTTATTGGAACAAAATCAAACTTTAGCTGATGCTTCTTATAGAGGTAATACTTGGGCTGCTTGGAGCAAGACAACACCAAGGCACGATAAGTTTCTTAGTGCTGTACTTCATGCTCCTTTTCATGTTATCACATGTACACGTTCAAAAACAGAAACTATACAAGAAGGTGGAAAGGTTAAAAAGATAGGAATGAAAGATGAGCAGCGTTCTGGTTGGGAGTATGAGCTTACTGTTTCATTAGAAATTGATCGTGATACACACATGGCAACACCAAGTAAAGATAGAACTAACTTGTTTGAAGGAAAGCAACCTTTTATTATTACAGAGGACACAGGAGCTGAGATATTAGAATGGTGTAATACTGGTGCTAAATTAAAAACTCCTGAAGAAAAACTAAAAGAAGCGACTACATTAACTGAATTAGCAAATGTGTACATTAGCTTCACAACATTGGAGAAAGAGCAAACAAAAGATTTAAAAGATAAACTTAAAAAACAATTTGAAGATGATAAGAACTAAAGAAATATTCCAACAGTATCGAGAAGGAGAAATTCTTTTAGAAGATGCAACTATTCAATTAAGAGAAATTAGAAATAGTCACGAACAAGAATTGAAAGAAATTAAGGAGTTTGAACACGAAAACCTAGAAAACTATAATGAAGGTACTTATAAAGGTTTTGAATTTAAAGTTGTTAATGGTCGTAAAACCTATGATTTTTCAGAAATAGAAGAACATGCGAAAGCTATTAAAAACGTGAAAGAGATTGAAAAAACAGCTAAAACAGCTTTTGATATGTATCAAACAACAGGTCAACGTCCTATTACAGAGGATGGCGAAATTTTGGAACTGCCAAAAATAAACTACGGAAAATCATATTTAAAAGTAACTAAATTAAAATCATAAATAAAATGCAAAAAACAGAAGTAATAATTAGATTAGGAGCAGATGCAACTATAAATGAATCTAGTAACGGTAATACAGTAATAAACTTCGATGGAGCAGCTACTGAACGATGGAAAGACAAAGATGGTAATAAACAAGAAAAAACAACTTGGTACAGATGTTCTTGGTGGCTTAATAACACGACTATAGCGCAATATTTAACTAAAGGAACTCAGGTTTACGTTAGTGGAAAACCTAACGCTAACGCTTATCAAAACAACAACGGAGATATTGTCGCTCAAAATGGAATTTTAGTTCGTGAAGTAGAGTTGTTAGGTGGAAGCAACAATAGTCAACAACAATCAACATCTACTACTGCACCAAGTCAACCAACTCAAGAAGAAAACGACTATTTACCTTTCTAAAAAAACAAACTCCCCTCGCTTAGTTATGAGGGGTAAAAAACAAACAAATTATGGAATACTTAGAAATAAAAAACAAAGGATTAATCGAAGCAGAGGCTTTAACATTGTTAGGAGGAACAACTAAAAGAAACGATGATTCAAAAATAGGTATGTTTGGCAGCGGAAATAAATACGCTTTAGCTTATTTTATAAGAAACAATATAGATATTAATATTTTTTCAGGAGAAGATGAAATTTTAATTGATACAGTAGAGAAAACATTTAGAGGTAATAAAATGAATGTAATTACTGTAAACGGAAGCGAAACTTCTATAACTACAGAAACAGGTCCAGGATGGGATTTATGGCAATGTATTAGGGAAATTTATTCAAATGCAGTTGATGAAGGTATTTTATCGTTTAATCTTGTTGAAGAAATAAATAAAGAAAAGGATGTTACTTCTTTTTACTTAACAGCCACAGAAAAGGTTCTTGATTTTTATAAAAATAAAGAAAAATATATTTATTCAGAAGATAGAATTTTATTTGAATGTGAGATAGGGAGAACATTAAAAAAAGATGGAGATAAAGCAAACATATATAGAAAAGGTATAAGATGTTTTGATACGGATAAAGATAGTTTATATGATTATGACTTGTTTAATATAGATATTAATGAAAGCAGGTTAATTCAAAGAGATAGCGAAGGAATGCAGGGAGTTTGGAGTTTAATGTCGAGGTGTGATAATAAAGAAATAATAGATTATTTTTTATCAAACATATCTAAAGAAGTTTTAGAAAATAATAACTACATAGACTATTGGAGTTTTAATGAGTATAAATTCGAAAAATCAAAAATATGGGACGAAATATTTAAAACAAAACTTGTTGCGCCTTATAAATTAGGTGGATATGTATCTGAATTATGGATAGATAAAACATATCTTGTAAACGACAAACTTTATCAAAAATTAAAAAAAATATACGGAAGAGAAGTAAGTGCTTTGAAAGGAGCTAATGGAGATAATATACAGTATATCCCAAAAGAACCAAATAATTTAGAAAAAGCAACCATAGAAAAGGCTAATATGTTCTTTAAAGAATGTGATTTTGAAATAAATTTACCTATATATGTTGTTGATTTCTTAGTAGACAAAAAAGAATCACTAATGGGATTAGCTCATGAAGGAATTATATTATTGTCATCATACTGTATAGAAAAAGGAGTTCAATATGTAGTAGATACTATATTCGAGGAATATATACATATTAAATATAATGTGTCAGATAAGACTAGACAAATGCAAAATGCATTAATTAATGAAATGATTAATTATATGAAATTTAAAAATACAATTGTTTTGTAGATGACCCCATACACACATCAACAACAACACATTAACGAGATAATACTCGCTTTAAGAAAACACCAACGTGTACTTTTCCAAGCTTCTACAGGCTACGGAAAAACAGTAGTAGCTTCTTTTCTTATTAAGTATTTTACAGAAAGGAATAAGCGAGTATTGTTTATCGTTGATAGTGAAGACCTCGTTCGTCAGACTTGCGAAAAACTTATTAAGTTTGGAGTACCTAACGAGCAAATACTTAGTAAAACGAAAAAGCCTAAACACTTTTCGAATTGCTATGTGTCGATGGAGAGGAGCTTATATAATAGGTTAGAAAAAGATAGTAATTTTCTTAAAACTATTGATGTTATTATAAGTGATGAGTGTCATATATTGGTCCACGAGAAATTATACGACTTTTTCCCAGGAGCAAAAATACTAGGGATGACAGCAACACCAGTAATCCTAAAAAGAGAAACTTTTTTTAAATGTGAAGTATGTAAGAGCGAATACAACGAACTTACAACGTGCTGTGGTACTGAAGTAATGGAATGGACAAAACCGTTCGCAATGGCTTCAATATACAACTATATAGTTGTATCTAACGGAATTGATTGGTTAATTGAAAACGGATATCTAACTCAAGATATTTCGATAGTTAAAAAGTCAGTTGATACGACTAAACTAAAAAAAGATAGTTCTGGGGAATTTACCAATTCATCTCAAACGCAAGTGTTTAGCGATGAAACAAGCTTACAAGCGTTGGTTGATGACTATATGCAACTTTGTAAAGGTAAAAAAACTATTCTTTTTACCTCATCAACTAAAATTAACAAGAAGATAGTTGAATTACTTACTGCTGCAGGTGCTAACGCAATGAGTTACGATAGTAAAAACAACAAAAAAAACGAACGTGTTGAGATATTAGAATGGTTTGAAAATAATCGCGATAGTGTCCTGGTAAACACAGGGTGCTTTGTAAAAGGTTTAGACGTTACGGATATTGAATGTGTTATTGGTTACTTGTCAACTAATAGTCTTAGTAAATACCTTCAATATGTAGGTAGAGCAGGCCGTATTACAAAAAAGATATTCAAAGAAAACTTCTTACACATTGATTACGGTGGTAACATTGAGCGTTTTGGGGAATGGAGTGATCCAACTCGTGATTGGGAAAGTATATTTTATAACGGAATAGGCGAACCACGACCTAAAAAAGAAGTTCTTGAAGCTGTTACGCAATGTGAGGAATGTGGTATATTGTACCCTAGTTCACTTAGCGCATGCCCTAATTGCGGTGCTATTCCTAAACCTAAAAAAAAGAAAGTACAAAAAGGCGAGAAGTATGTATTAGAACCATTACGACCGATGCCACCGCCAAGTGGTAGTAAGATAATAGAGTATACTAAATACATGGAGAAAGATGTTAACTTCTCTTTTAAAGTGTTAACTCATCAAATAGTAGATTTATTTCGTTTTTATCAAGTTACAGAAGAACAATACACCTCAGCTAAAGATAGCGGAGAACTTGACAGTAAAATAGACAGAATGATACAAAAAGCTTATTTCGTTATTATTCGTAGTGGTTTAGGTGGTAAAAACAGAAGATTAAAAACAGTAATTGAATCAATTAAATTAAAAATAGAGAAGTATTATGAAAGTATTAGGAGATAGAATAGCATTGCCTCGAATGGCTTTAAATATGGCTGGTATATATGTAAATGATAAGCAAGTTGATTTGATGCTTAGAATTTTAGATAAGTTAGAAGATAGGAAAGGACTTATGAATATAATAGATGTGTGTAAGATAGAGAGAGAGCATCAAGAAGAGTGGGCAGAATATGAACAAGCTAAGAAAGAACGAAATAAATAACCAAAAAAATTAACACTTTGTTACCTTTTATTTGTGTAATTACGTGTATATTTGTAAAACAAATGACACAGAAGCTAGCAGGGATACCATTGCAATACAAGGATTCGTAAGAAGAGAGTGTCCAAAGCTCATTTGTATTTCCTACCGAGGGCGAGAGTACCCGAACGTAATATCGGTTAAATGGACTGTGTCATTTGTTTATTGTTTACAACGTTAAAGTATATGAACCGTTTAAATCAAAAAATTAACAAATGAGAACATACATTTATAAAAGTTACTTCAATACCAATATTAAATAACGATAACTTATTAATAAAAACTACTGATACAATGGGAAGAGAAGCTTTTTATGAATTAAATAAATTAGGAAACAAAATAAACACTAATTTATATTTTTAACCATGTCAAAATACGAAAAATCATACACACCAGAACAAGAACAAAAAGTAATTAAACTATTTAACAGACCTCTTCGAGAAGGAGAGGTTGTTGTTGATAACTCTAACAGTGCTATAGCTGAAGAAGTAGGACTTCATAAGCAATTAGTAAATACTATTCTTAATAGATATTTAGACGAGAAATTTAGAGTATTAAACATAAAAATTAATAACGGATGTATAATTTAGATAAATTTAGTGATGAAGAAGCTGACTTAATAGTCGCTAGAATGCTTAAAATGGTAAAAGAAAAAGATAATCTATTTACATGTATTAGCGATCATATTATTTCTGAAATGATTCTACAAGATTTAATTGAGATTGATCTTAATAATGAAACTATTGAAGGAACATCCTTAACAAAAAAAGGGTGGAAAATCTTATATGAAAGTAATATTTTATAAAAATTAATAACTGATGAAAATAATAAAAAACCCTAAAGAGTTTTTCAAAGAAAACTATATAAAAGGATCTAAAATAAATGTTACTGAAACAGCTAAAAGTCTCAAAGTAAGTAGAAAATCTATTTACAACTGGATGGACGAAATTAATAACTCTTGATTATGGCAATAATATCAATTTTTAAGAACGTAAAAGACACTTCAAATCCTTTTTACAAATCGGTTGAATATGCTTTAGAAAGAATAAAGAATGGTAAATCTAAAGAAATAGTTGAACAAATAAGACAGTTGCCAAAGGATAAAGCTAATAAATTAAAACAACAACTACCTTCTGTTTGCTTTCAAGGAAAGTTTAAATACAGAAATGAATCTTCACTAATACAACATAGTGGATTTATGATATTAGATTTTGATAACATTACTGATGTAGAAGTTTTTAAAAAAGAGTTGTCGAAAAATGAATATATTTATGCAGCTTGGGTGTCTCCTTCAGGGAATGGAATAAAAGCGTTAACTAAAATACCACCAGAAAAAGAAAATCATAAAGGTTACTTTTTATCTTTTGAAAAGTATTTAGATAGTCCTAATTTTGACGCTTCTGGAAAAGATGTTTCAAGAGCATGTTTTGAGAGTTACGATGAAGATATATACATAAATCCAAATTCGTTAATTTGGTCTGAAAAAGAAGAACCAGAAATTGAGGACGTTGGTAGTTTATCTTCTGAAATAACTATTCCAATAACATCAGAAAATAGAATAATTGAAAACCTATTAGAATGGTGGAAAAAAAAGTATGGAACAACAAAAGGGGATAGAAATAATAATATTTTTAAACTTGCTGCTGCATTTAATGATTTTGGTATAAATATACGAGAAGCAGAAAATGTATTGATAAAGTTTAGTCAAAAAGATTTTACAGAACAAGAAATTAAAACTACTTTAAAATCAGCTTATAAGAAAGTTTCTAGTTTCGGAACAAAAGCCTTTGAGGATAACGAAACTAAAGAGAAAATTGAAAAATTAGTAAGAGCAGGTAAAAAGAAGTCAGAAATAACAAAAGAAATACCTGAAGCTAAAGAACATATTGAAAAAATAAAAGATAACTTAGATGTTGATGAATACTGGTATTTTGATGATAAAAATAAAATCAGGTTAAAACCGCATAAGTATAAATTTTGGCTTCAACAAAACAACTTTTTTAAATACTATCCATCGGAAAAATCAAGTACATATACTTTCATTAAAAGAGATCAAAACTTATTAGAAGAAACTAACGATAAAAGAATAAAAGATTATGTTCTTACAGACATAATGAATAGACCTAACATAGGCTATACTCCGTATGACTTTATGGCGTCTAATACTGGTTACTTCAAACCTGAATTTTTATCAATGATAGATGCTATAGATGTTGATATAATGGAAGATACAAAAGAGAAATCATATTTATATTATAAAAATTGCGTAGTTGAAGTATCTAAAAACGAAATAAAAGAAATTGATTATATAGATTTACCAGGACATGTATGGAAAAGGCAAATAATAGATAGAGATTTTAAAAGATACGACCACCATAAAGCAGAGTTTAGAACTTTTATATGGAAAATAGCAGGAGAAAATATTGAACGATATAATACTTTCAAATCAGTTATAGGATATTTACTTCATGGATATAAAAACAGCGCAAATAATAGAGCTATAATTTTTAATGATGAAACTATAAGCGAAAACCCTAACGGAGGTAGTGGTAAAGGTTTGTTTTGGAACGCTTTAAAACACATGAAAAAAGTTAGCTCTATTGATGGTAAGACTTTTGAGTTTAGCAAGTCCTTTCCATATCAAACAGTTAGTACTGACACGCAAATTCTTGTTTTTGACGATGTAAAGAAGAACTTTAATTTCGAAAATCTATTTAGCTTAATTACTGAAGGAATTACTTTAGAATATAAAGGTCAAGATGCTGTTATTATTCCAGTTGAAAAATCGCCTAAATTATTAATAACAACTAATTACACTATTGGAGGTGTTGGGGGCTCTCACGAAAGAAGGAAGTTTGAAGTTGAGATGTCTAGTTACTTTAATTACAAACACACTCCTGTTGATGAGTTTGGACACATGTTATTTTCTGATTGGTCTGAAGAAGAATGGTTAATGTTCGATAATTACATGATAAATTGTGAACAATACTATTTAGAAAATGGATTAATAGAAAGCCAATATTATAACCTTGAAACTAGAAAATTTATTAAAGAAACTAGCTTCGAGTTTTACGAATGGGTGTTAGATGATAATTTAACTACGAATATAAGGATTAATAAAAATGATAAATTTGAAGATTTTATAAACGAATATACAGATTTAAAAAAATGGTTAACAAAAAGAAGGTTCTCATTTTGGCTGGATTCTTACGCTAACTTTAAAGGTTATGATATTTTAAAAACAAAAACAAATGGTATTCGACAAGTAGAATTTGTATCTAGGACACTTAATAATGAACAAGAGACACTTAATAATTATGAAGAGGACGAAATACCTTTTTAATAAATCATTGATTTACAGCTATTTAAGTGTGTTAGGGCGCAAGGGCGTTTTAAAAGGTATATATTCCTTATATATTTTAATATATTCAAAAAAAATGTTTTTCAATTAAAAAATAAGAAATTAAGTGTCTAAGTGCCCTAATAAGTAGAAAACCTTGTAAATACTGGGAATTATAAAGGGCTCTTATGTATTTTTATAAAAATTAAATGTAATTAACGCCCTAACAAGTGTATTATGAGAAAAAAAACAGAAGCAAATATCCAGAATGAAATTATAATCTGGTGCAACATAAATAGACCTGATATTGTATTAATACCTGTAGTTAATGAAGCAGCGTATAATAATAGAAATCAAACAATTTTAAAAGGTACAAGTGATCTAATAGCTGTTACCAAAGAAAAAGTTATCTTTATCGAGGTAAAACACGGATATAACAAACAAACTAAACCTCAAATAGTTTTTGAGCGTAGAGTTAACAATTTAGGTTACGAATACCACATCGTTAAATCAGTAGAAGAGTTTAAAACAATTATAAAATGAAAGTGCTTGAATTATTTGCAGGAAGTAGATCGATAGGAAAAGTTGCGGACAAACTTGGTTATGAGGTTTTTTCAGTAGATATAAAAAACTTTGACGGAATAGATTTAGTTCAAGATATAGAGTATTTAACCCCTGAACAAATACCTTTTAAACCTGATGTGATATGGGCATCACCTCCTTGCACCACTTATTCTATTGCTGCAATAAGTAAACATAGAGATAACGGAAAACCTAAAACAGATTTTGCAAAAAAAAGCGACCTATTAGTTCTTAATATACTTGCCTTAATAAAATATTTTGGATGCGATTATTATATTGAAAATCCAAGAGGGTATTTGCGAAAAATGGAATTTATGGAAGGGTTGCCTAGAGTTACTATTTGGTATTGTGCTTATGGTGATACAAGAGCAAAACCTACTGATATATGGTCTAACAACATATATAATCCTATGTTTAATAAAAATGGTTGGAAGCCAAGACCTGAATGCTGGAACGGAAATAAGGATTGCCATCACGAACCTGCACCAAGAGGTTCACGTACAGGTACACAAGGACTTAAAAATAATTATGAACGCTCAAAGATACCAGAGCAACTTTGTAAAGAAATACTATCATGCACCTCAACCAAGTAAACAACCCATTTACAACTTATATAAGCCCTAAAAACAGACCTTACAGAGTAGTTTCTATCGAAAAGATACCAAACACTACAAAATGGATAAAAAGGCAAGAAAAGAGCCTATTTAAGGTTTTAATCAAATACCTAGACAACGATACTATGCTATGGTTACTATTTGACTACAACGATAAATTACAGAAACTAGAAAATTTGAGTAAAATGTGCGGAATTATTGTAATAAACAAAGGAGAAAAAGAAATAGGGACTCCAAGAGAATTTAAAAATCATTTTGGTTTTTTGCCAATAAAAGATGAAGATTTTAACAATATAGAACTTGATTGTTGCCTGTGTCAATGTGATATAGAGGAAACATTTAATAAAAAAGGAATAACTTATGAATATGATTATTCAGATTATTATATAAATGAATAACAAATGTTAAAATTATGTTAAAAAAGAAAAAATATTTTTTCAAACGTTTTTCTTGTTGTATATTTGTAGTGTAATTAATAAACAAATAAAAATAAATATTATGAAATAAATTAACATTTACACTAACGGAAAAAGCTTATTCACTTTAGAAAATTTTGATAAAACAGCAGGTGTTTGCCATCCTTTAAATATCACTTTGCATAAAATAGTAGACAAATTAACTGCTAGAGCAATGCACGAAAGAGGTCAATTACATTACATTTTTGGAATAGGAGATAGAAAAGAGTTATCAGGAGTAACTTTAAATAGAAAAATGAAGTTAAATAACTTTGAAATTTATTAAAAATGAAAATAACAAAAAAACAATACTTAGAAGCTGTACACGTTATAGAACTGTATCGTGAACAACTTAAAGAAGAACTAAAGGAAGTAGAAGAAATAATACAACCTGAAATTGAAACTAAAGTTATATATACAGAAGAAACATATCTTGAAGAAACAGATATTTCAATGAGATTATTAAGATGTACTAGATATGCATTAAATAAAAAACAACCACAATTCAAAGACCTTAAAAATCTTAGAGAATCAAAAGTGTTGAGATGGAGGAATATCGGATATAAATCAGTTAAAGAACTTAAATTACTAATGGCTCAAGCAGGGCTTGAACTTAAAAAATAAATAATTATGAATCAAAATACATTTACATTACAAGAAAAAAATAAGTGGTTAAAAATAGGAATTGAACATCAAAAATCTGATAGATTTATTCAAGGTAATTGGATAAAAGAAAAAGGAGAAGATGGAATTTTTAGAGGTTGTTTTTTCGGATGCTACATGCAGACAGATGATAATGTCCTTTCAACAGCAGCAAAAGAAATGAACATTCCAGAGTGGCTGGTAAGAGTTGCAGAAAAAATATTTGAAGGGTTACCAAAAGAAGAAGCTATATTATTTCCTGTTAAATTAATTGAAGCTATTCCTGTTAATTCTAATTTAGAACAAGTTTGGAAAAATTGGAATTATTCTATACTTATGGATAAAAATAATGGGCAAATAACATTTGTTAAAGGAGATAAAGATGTTGAAAAAGCTATAATTAAAGTAGCTAATTTATTTAAACTAGATTTTATATCAGCAGAGTCAGCATGGTCAGCAGCATGGTCAGCAGCAGAGTCAGCATGGTCAGCAGCAGAGTCAGCAAGGTCAGCAGCAGAGTCAGCAGCGTCGGCAGCAGAGGCAGCAGCAGAGTCAGCAGCAGAGTCAGCAGCAGAGTCAGCAGC